CGTATGCTGGATTTTGACCATATGCGGCTGGGCGTTGAAGAACATAGTTGTAGTCGTCGCCAAAGTACAAGTCTGTGCCACCGCTGCCATTTTCCCCCATGGGTCGCATAATGTGGAAGTGTGTTGGGCCACCTGGTTCTGGCTGTGCACCAAACTCCAGACCGCCGCGAGCAGTTACCATAGTAACAACACCATTAGTAGCCACACTAACCGAGTATGTACCTATGCCATCTGTGTTGGTAATTTCACTTATATTACCGCTACTACCACCAGGTGTCACCCATTCAGTGTTGTAATCATCGCCGTCAATTTTAGCAAGAACTTGTCCAGTTGTACCTCCTGTTGGCACACCTTGGCCAGGTGCTCCATCATTGCCAGGTGCTCCATCGTTGCCGTTCATACCTGCGGCTCCTGTATCGCCTTTTGGTCCCTGTGCGCCTGCGGCGCCATCATTACCAGCAGGTCCCGTGGTCAATGTTGGCTTGCCAGTTAAGTCAGCATAAGCACCTGAGAACAATGTTGGCTTGCCAGTTAAGTCAGCATAAGCACCTGAGAACAATGCTGGCTTGCCAGTTACAGCGGTCCAGGCAACACTGGTAATAAACCCACTGTCGTTTGTTAAGTCGCTTACTTTACTTGGGATACTTGGTTTGCTTGTTAAGTCAGCGTAAGATCCGCTTGTAGCAACAGCGGCAAAGCTTGGCTTGCCTGTAATGCTACTCCAGCTAGTAGGGCCTCCGCCACCACTACCTCCACCATTGATTAGTTCACCACCTGGGGTACTTCCGTTGTGGAAGTACAAATATCCGTCTCTATAGGTGATTTCACCAAAACGTCCCAAGTGGTCGTCGGGTGTTGTGTCGTTCACCCTGAACGTATAAATTTTACGAGCTGTCATATAATTATGTCCTATTTTGCCAAAGAGATGGCGTCCATATATTTATCACTTTGCATTAGTTGGCTCATTTGTCCAGAATGACAGAAATTCATTGATTTGGCTATTGCTTTTTGACCACGATCATAAGTACAATACAACACATGCAAGACAATTCAAGCATGTGTTGTTTGACTCAATAGAGACAAAACACTAACATTGGCTAATATATAAAGGAAAAACATTATGGCTTCATTAGCAGAAATCCGCGCTCGCTTAGCCGAGCAAGCACAAAAATCCGGTGGTACTCAGCAGGGTACAGGCGATAACGCAATTTACGCACACTGGAATATCCCCGAAGGTACATCCGCAACGCTACGCTTCCTCCCAGATGGTGACGAAAGCAATACTTTCTTCTGGAAAGAGCGTCAGATGATCAAGATCGAGTTCCCAGGCGTTAAGGGACAAGACGAAAGCAAGAAAGTTGTTGTACAAGTTCCTTGCGTTGAGATGTGGGGCGAGACTTGCCCAATCCATGCTCAAATCCGTCCTTGGTTCAAAGATCCAAATATGGAAACACTGGGACGCAAGTATTGGAAGAAACGCAGTTATGTTTTCCAGGGCTTTGTTGTCAACAGCCCAATGGAAGAACAAAGCACACCAGAAAATCCAATCCGTCGCTTCATCATCAGCCCACAGATCTTTACCTTGATCAAGCAAGCATTGATGGATCCAGACATGGAAGAATTGCCAACAGACTACATGCGTGGCACTGACTTCCGTCTTAACAAGACACAAAAAGGTGGCTATGCTGACTACTCTACAAGTGGCTGGGCACGTAAAGAACGTGGCTTAAACGAAGATGAGTTGCAGGCAATTGCCCAACACAACTTGTTCAACTTGAACGACTTTATGCCCAAGCGTCCTGGTACTGATGAGCTTCGTGCTATCGTTGAGATGTTTGAAGCGTCAGTTGATGGTCAGTTGTATGATCCAGAAAAGTGGAGCAAGTTTTACCGTCCAAGTGGCGTTCAGATTGCCAACGCAACTGGCGCAGTCGCAGATCCGGATGAGGACACAGTAGCAAGCAAGCCGGCACCTGTTGCGGCCCGCCCTGCTCCAATTCCAGCACCTGCTCCACAGGCAACAACCACAGCCGCACCTGCCGCTGACGCAGGCGGTAAGCCCAGCGTTGACGACATCCTAAAGATGATTCGTAATCGTTCAAATTAATTGAACACAAAAGAGGGTAGTGACCTGCCCTCTTCTTCATCTATAAGGATAATAAAATGGCAAAAGCATTTGATGTCTCTAAATTTCGCAAGAGCATTACAAAATCAATTGAAGGCCTATCAGTAGGCTTTAACGACCCAACAGATTGGGTATCAACAAACAACTTTGCACTCAACTACCTGATCAGCGGTAGCTTTACCAATGGCATTCCATTAGGCAAGGTAACAGTATTTGCTGGCGAGTCTGGTGCAGGTAAATCATTTATCTGTTCAGGTAACTTGGTTGCCAACGCACAAAAGCAAGGTATCTTCCCAATCTTAATTGATACAGAAAACGCCCTGGATGAGAAGTGGTTACACGCACTTGGTGTAGACACAGCCGACGATAAGTTGTTAAAACTCAATATGGCCATGATTGACGACGTTGCTAAGATGATTAGCGAATTTGTTACGCAATACAAAGCCATGCCAGAAGACCAACGTCCCAAAGTCTTGTTTGTACTTGACTCGTTAGGTATGTTGCTAACACCAACTGACGTTAACCAGTTTAACGCAGGTGATATGAAAGGTGACATGGGTCGTAAGCCTAAAGCACTTACAGCACTGGTTCGTAATTGTGTTAATATGTTTGGTGACTTGAACTTAGGTTTGGTTGCTACTAACCACACATACGCATCACAAGATATGTTTGATCCAGATGACAAGATCTCCGGTGGTCAAGGCTTTATCTATGCCAGCAGTATCGTTGTAGCTATGCGTAAGTTAAAGCTCAAGGAAGACGAAGATGGCAACAAGATTTCAGAAGTTAAAGGTATTCGTGCCGCATGTAAAATCATGAAGACACGTTATGCTAAACCTTTTGAATCAGTGCAAGTTAAGATTCCTTATGAAACAGGTATGAACCCCTACTCAGGCTTAACTGACTTAATCGAAGCCAAAGGCATGTTGAAGAAAGAAGGCAATAGTCTTGTTTACACAACAGCCGAAGGTGAGATTATTAAGAAGTTCCGTAAAGGTTGGGAACGCAATGACGACGGCTGTTTGGATACAGTAATGGCAAATATTACTGCTAATCCACATATCTTTGACAAGTCCGTTGCTGTAGAAGCTCCTGAAACAGTCGAGGAATAAATGTCATTTGACCATGAATCATGGTTGAGAACGCAAGGTGTAAAGATCATTGGTCGGCACACCTTGCGCCGCACAGTTAATCCTGGCTACATGGACTGGGGCAGTAATTGGGTTGATGGCCGCATTGACTGGTCAGCTGAGCGATACACAGTACACGAAGAACAAGTATACCAGGTTGAACTTGATCAACAGACCATTGAGCGGCTTGAACGCATGGAAGCTGACATACATCACGCTATCGACTATGCCAATCGCAAATATCATACAGCTCGAGGTTCGAGCGGATACAACGGCGGCCCAAGTGATGTAACTCAATTTTTTATTGACAACAAAGAACGTCACGAGGAATTGCTTAAAGAAAACTCAATGTACCGAGATGCTTGGAAACAGTTTCAATCCATTCGTGTCTTACTTGGTGAAAGTCCTCATTGGCCTTAACAGCAACTTGTGCTATAATAGTCATATGCAACTTAAACTCTTGATCGAACAACTGCAAACGCTATATGAAGCTGAAATGGTTCATGCAGATGTTATGGGTGAACCAGAAATTATGATTGACTGTTTTAAGAAAGTTGAACAAGGTGTATTTCACTATGCTGGCTTTAATGATCAAATAAAGATTGAAAGAAGCATTGATGGGGTATATCCTATACTAAGTGGGTTTACAGATGATTAAAAAACTTATGCAACGGTTAGGCCGCCATAGAATTATCTTGGATAGGCAAAGCAATGAACCATTGCTTGAACGTTACTATGTGTTCCTAAAGGATCGCACATGGTTCCCGTTTAACATCTTTGTGCATAAGTTTCTTAAAAGTGATCCTGACGATGTTCATGATCATCCGTGGCCTTATGCCACACTAATATTGAAAGGTGGATACTATGAATGGATTCCTCAATTTGACAAGCAGGGCAACAAGTTCAGTGAAATCGCTGTATGGCGAGGACCCGGCAGTTTTCGTGTATGTGGCGCTAACAGCTATCATCGTATTGAGCTTGATCCTAGCGTAGAGTGCTGGACAATGTTCATGCCCGGCCCGCAAAAACGTGAATGGGGTTTCTTAGTAAAGAACAAATGGGTTCACAACGAAGAATATCTCACTCAAATGGCAAAACAAAAATAACTGATTGACTAAGTATCGCAGTCAACTAAATGACAAAAACGGAGATTACATGATAATGAATGATTCAGGAGAAATGCTGGTGCAGATGTGGCTAGCTTTAAAACCATACATTGACAAGAAAGAACGATCTGATGCTGCCTTGGCATTTTTACATGCCGCAGGCGATTATTTAGATTTAGAAGTTGCCCGTGAAGATGGTGAAGGTTCTGATAGCTCGCTTGATTCAGCATTTGCTGAAATCTTAGGCGATGAGGAAGTTGAAGAAGACGAATCTGAAGAAGACTATTAATGAGTCAATGGTATAGAAAAGTTGTTGCTGATCTAAGTTGCCTTCCGGACTGTATCGAATGGTTTGAAGGCGAGCTTATTCAAGGCCGCATGGAATTAAAAATAGTCGGCAGCCTTGAAAAGGCCAGTAGAGAAATGCCAGGTATTGTTGAATACAGATTCAACCAGCTACAAGAAATTGAAGCTATACTTGAACAACTTAATATCCAACTTCGCAAAATTCGTAGTGCCAAGTTTAGACAGTTCACTGAACATTACAATCGTGCGCTAACAAGTCGTGACGCAGAAAAGTATGTAGATGGCGAACCAGAAGTATGTGACATGGATGCCATTGTAAATGAGTTTGCTCTTGTTCGTAACAAGTTCTTGGGGCTTACAAAAGCACTTGACATCAAGCAATGGCAGTTGTCTAATGTTGTAAAACTGAGGGTAGCGGGCATGGAAGACGCAGAATTACGCTAATCTGCTTAAAAAATAGACAATTTTTAGGGTAGTACTTAGTACTACCTTTTTGTGGCTTAAAAACCACAAAATTTACTATGGTATTCCCACAAAATTTACTTTGGTATTGTAAAATCAGTTGACATTTGGCTCAAGACCGCTTATAATCAATACATGGACAGCAAAAAAGAGGGCAAAACAACCCGTGTTGCTTAAAAACAACATAACAAAAAAGAGGTTGCAAAGTGTCCCAAAAGCGCATATAATAGACAGTATTGTTAAACCATTCCACGCAAAGGAAATTAAAATGTCAGCATACATTACTATCAAAAACGGCACGTACCGTAACTTCAACATTAACAACCAAACATTCCAACTTGTTGCCGACTATAAAGAAGGCACCAAAGGTGGTTATGTTACAGTTCTTGCAGATGAGTCACTTGGCATCTTTGCAGGACGTGAAGTTCGCGTTAAAGTAGATTCCATGCAAGACGTGGAACCTGCTAGTGCCGCAGATTGTGCTACCACCAGCATCGAAGCCAATTACGATACCCCAAAGAAAAAGGAATCTAAAGTGCAGGAAACTGACGAACAAGCTATTGAGCGTATCCGTGAACGTTTTGACATCTTGGAAGAGATGACTGAAGGTGCTGTTGATGGTACCGTCCGTGCTATGATCGTTGTAGGCCCTCCAGGCGTAGGTAAAAGCTTTGGTGTTGAGAAGGTGCTTGACAAGAGTGCCATGTTTGACAAGATTGGTGGACGCCGCCCACGTTATGAAGTTGTTAAAGGTGCAATGTCGGCAATCGGCTTGTATTGCAAGCTTTACAACTACAGCGGCGAAGGCAATGTCCTAGTATTCGACGACTGCGATAGCGTGTTGATGGACGAGCTGTCACTTAACATCTTGAAAGCGGCTCTAGACAGTTCCAAGAAACGTACAATTTGCTGGAACACAGACAGCCGTATGTTACGCTCAGAAGGCGTGCCAGATCGCTTCGAGTTCAAGGGCTCTGCAATCTTTATCACCAACATTAAGTTTGAGAACGTGCGTTCTGCAAAACTTAAAGATCACTTAGGTGCTTTGGAAAGCCGTTGTCACTATCTGGACTTGACACTTGACACGGCAC